TCTTCGTAGAGTTGTCTATTATGATTGGTGCAGCAGGAGCTGACGCTGATATAGCAAGATCATTTACTCTTTTTAAGAACGCAGGAGCAGTCGGATTTTCTATCGGCATTAGATCCGCCATACTGTTGCCAAAATTAGCGCTAGCAGAACCTGTAAATGTAGGCTGTTCTTGATTATTAAAAGTCGGTTCAGCTTCATCAAATCTCTGATCACCTGCCATTTCTTGAGTAGTATAAGCCCCTCGAGGGCTCATTTTTGTAATAGCGGTTAGAACCGAACGTTCGGCAGCTTTTCCAGCAGCTATGCCAGTTTCGCTATCAGGATTACCTGTCGATCTAGTAAGAGGATTAGATGTTCCCGGTATTTTACCTATAGTAGATTCCCACAGATCATAGGCATAATCATTGACTATAGATCCGAGATTAGCAAACATGTTTTTAACTGTATCTATAGCTTCACCTATTTTCTTGCTAATATAACCGGCAAGATCAAAGTTAGCAATCTCTCCTATTTTTGCAACAAATTCAGGCCCGAAGTAATTTATTATCTTTTGTTTAAAATCTTCAAATGCTGTTGTTATCGCACCTGTTATACTCCAGCTAGCCCACCATTCATTGAAGCTAACTGATGCACCAGCCATTTTTTCACTGACCCATTTTCCTATGTCAATGAAAAAAACTTTGACTTTTTCAATTAACGCACCTGATATAGACCAGCTATCCCACCATTCATTAAAACTGACTGATGCGCCAGCCATTTTCTCACCAACCCATTTTCCTATGTCAATAAAAAAATCTTTGACTGTTCCGATAAGCTTTGTAAACATTTCACTAAAAGAAAATGAGTTTAATTCTTTTTCAGCATTTTCAAATCCAAATTTACCCAATACCCATGCTATAGCGCTTTTAAGCATATCTAGAGGACCAAATAGTAAACTGTTAAACAATCCTGTTACAGCTCCGGCTATAGCGCCAACAATTCCTTCTTTTTCGTAACCTTCTATCATACCTTTGACTGTATCCCATAAAGTCATGACAACGAATAATGGATATACCAATTTGCTAACGATACTGGACACAAATTTAAATACGCCAGCAAATCCCCTTAAAAATTTCATCATATTTCCTGCAGTTCCTGCTACCCCAGTAAATATCCCGCTAAATGATTTGAATACATTTACTATATAATTAGCTGGACCCGAAATTAAACTTTTAAGCACATTAAACGCTTCGATAAAGGGTGCTGATAATTTAATTATCCCCTGTCCGAAAGCTGTAAGTATTCTAGCTAATCTAGATTCTGAACCTACGCTCTTAAAAAGATTGGATATTTTACTAAACGCCTCTTCAAATACAACGCTAATATTTTGAATATTTTTTGTAAAGAGTGTTTTTAATTTTAAAAATACATCATCAAAGAATGTGCCGATAGCAGTGAATTTACCTTTGATAGATTTGATGAGCGATTCAGGTAATAGTGCCTCAGCAAAAAACTTTAAAGTTTTCAACCAACCTAGGATGATCCCATAGACGGTTCCTAACGCCGCTGCGATTATCTTGCTCCATTTACCTAAAGATGATTGTTCTTCTAACTCTTTTGTATCTGTGTCAGTAACACCTTTACCTGCTTCTCCTGATTTTCTATTAGCTTCTCTTTCAGCTTCGATGCGGCCTTTTGCTGCGGCAGTCAGTGAGTATAATAGGTCTTGAAGCAGTTCATTGTTATCTTGCAAGACATTCAAGATGCTCTCTAAGATGCCAACAGATTCTTTTCCTGGATTTTTCCCTCCACCTGACGGAGACGCTGCGGATCTCCTGCCGCCGGTTCCCCCGCCCTCGGCCCCCATCGTGACTAATCCGCCGACACCTGCAGCATCAAGAGTAGCAGCTGCAACGCCACGAAAACTAGGAATAGATCCTACAGAAGCAGCGATAGTTCCTGCCCCTATAGTCTTTGCTATATTACCTAAAGTCCCGTCAAGTGGGCCCCTGCCAGAAGATACTTTTTGTGTTACTCTGCTTAATCTGCCTTCTTCTTTCTCTTTGTATTCTTTTCTTTCTTCTTTTGTCTTTTTAGTAGAACGTTCTACAGAAGAATCTTTCTTCTTCTCGATCTTATCAAGTATCTCAGTCTGTTTCTTTGTTTCTTCTAATTGAGCCAAAGCGACTTTAGCCTGCTCAACTGCAGCAGTCTGAGTACCTTCTTTAATGATCCTTCGAAGGATGTCTTCTGGTGTATCGTTCTTAGCCATTTTTTCTTTGTTCTTCTACTTGTTTTAGATGTTGCATCAGCAGTTCCACAAATAGATCCCTCTCATAAGGATACATATCATTTAAATCAGACATACTGTATTTATGGTGTTGCATCAAAGAGAACATAGTATTATAGTAGACCGCGATATTAGAATACCCGGTCATCACGTAAAAAAACTATTGAGACCCTTCAGAACAACATCAGTCGATTTGCCAGCTTTATTCTTTAATGTCACAGTATGTTCTAGAGACGGCATCGTATCAAAAAATTCTTTGATCTTGTTCATGCTATCCATAGGTAGACTGTTAACGAATTCTTCGAGATCTTTTTCTGTAAAATCCGTATATACTGTCTCGCTGTCATAGATCTTATCGATACACTTGAACAACATATCAAATACCGCATCTTCTTTGTTATTTGAGTCATCGAGCAATCTGACTTCATCTAGAGTGGGATATCTCATCGCCAATCCTACATCATCATGTATGATGAATTTGCTCTTATGATCTGGGTTGTGTTTGATCTCGATGTTGTCTAGATTAACTTTGAACTTGATGACTTCTTCGGTGTCAGGATCTTTGTATTCGAGATCCACGACTTCACCTATCGATTTTGAACGAAGCTTAACGAACAGATATTCAACATCAAATGTTGCTAGCTTATCTACATCTACTGTTTCGATGATACAGTTCTTAATGATCTGCTTGACTGCGGCGATAACATCTTCAGTCTTCTCTGAAGATTTTGCCATCAGAAGGATCTTTTCTTCTTGCACGGTGAATGGTTTGATATTAATGCTCTGCTGAGTAGAAGGTATTGTCACAGAGTATGTTGGGTGTTTGAGCTTAGGTAATGCCATAATATAGGTATCCTTATGTTAAAAATTAATGCCGTCACGGATACGGCTGCCTTTATAGATCAATTTTTCTGTTATCTTATTCAACTGTTCATCGATATAATTGCTTGTAGAAGTCAGCGCAGTTGTTCTAGTCAGTGAATTTCTATCGGCAACACCTTGATCTAATGTGGTTGATGTCCAGTTAGTATATGCAAAAGTCACCGGAATTTTTAAGATCTGATCTTGCATGTTCCAATCGACCTGGATGTCTCCGATTGATATAGGATATGCTTCGAGCAATTGATATTTTACAATCGTGTTATCTGCTTGTTTTGTAGTGTTTATCTCATTCATATGGATGATCTCTACAATACCGTAATATTCGCTAGGATATTGGAAAGAATTCAATGGCAACCCTTTGACTGTCCCGTTAGGATTTGCTGCATCATTGAAGGAAAATACTGATTGCATCCATGCATGAAAATATTTAAATACTGATCCGTCTGCATCGCTATAGAATGTCAAAGGGACATCTTGAAATATCGTAGCATACGGACGCTTCTCGACGTTGCCGTAGCCAGACATCCTGAACTCATCTGTCTGGTATCCCAGGCCCGGAAGAACAGCGCTGTCACAAAGGAATGAGAGATTTTGTGCCCCTCCTACTACTGCAGGACCTCTGTCAGCTCGTCCGACATTAGCATTTGTTGACCTTGTGATAGTGACCATGAACTTGGATGCCTTGGACAATCCGCCTACTGAATTAACTGCAGAAAGCATTTCATTGATACTAAACGCCATTTATGATATCTTTCGATTCTTTATAAACATAATTCTTAGATTTCTTTGCGAATCTCTCTAGCGGCAAGAACATAGCAATGTCCCATTCATTAGCGGGTATCTGTAAAAATCTACTCCTGACATGGCTGTGCAAATATCGTTTCACACACGGTTTGAAATATTTATAACGAGAAGCAGCATTTAATAGCTTATATGAAGCCCTTATCTTTGATGTCTCGTTGTATTTTTCATTATTTAACAGATCATAGAGATAATCCAGCAATCTCGCCCTGTATACGTGAGGGAGGTAATGCAGGTTCATCGCAAGGAAGCTGTCACCCTGATCTTCGAAAGGAAATATCAGAGGAAACCTGTCATAGTAAGGGAGGTCTTCTTTATGTTTAGGATCGTATTGAAACAGGTACATGAATCCCGGACGAACGAAGTTCTTGTTGTATTGTGGATTCCTGCTGACCAACGTCTCTACTCTTACAGATCGAACTTCTCTTGCTTTGTCTCGGAACCAATCCCTGACGTTAGGAGCTCCTGGTTTGAGTGCAGAACCGGGTCCTAAGCTAGATTTACCTTGTTCAAGAATCTTCGTAAAAATAGGCATTATCTCTTATCCAATCCTAGATCTTTTTCTGTTAATATCTTAAACTGCCATTTCCTATCTAGACAGAACTGTTCAGCAGCTTTCCATTTAGCACTATTGACACCATAAGTAGTCACTTCATTGATATATCTTCTAGTTATCTTCTGTTGCTTGACCGGTTCTTTGCACTGAGCATGGGGTTTAATCTCTATTATCATCGTATTTATCACGCCGCCTTTGGCAGCTGTCTTTACCCAGAAATCAGGAAAATACCTATGGATCTTGTTGTCCATAGGGCTAACATAGGGGATAATTATCTCTTCTGATGACCATTGGATTACGCCCGGATGAGAATCAAGATGTCTCATGAACCTCAATTCCCACAAGCTCCTATAAACGATGTTTGTAGGATTTCCTTTATATTTTTCAGGAAACTTGGGTCTAAATTTACCTTTATACGACATGCCATATTACCATTATAAATATACGATATATTTATAGGAGTTTATATCGAGCATGTCTGTCGTCACTCAATTTGCATTTCCTCAAGAAGTGCCAGAATTCTATACCAGGATGTCGTTGAGAAAGTATGAAAGGCCAAAGCCCGGATCTACTTTGACACCTACGTTTCGAACATATATACGATTGCCCATTCCTCAGCAATTGATAGATTCTTTTAATATATCTGTCAGCGGAAATAACATGGATTTGTTAGGAAATTTTCAGGAATCCGCACAGATGCAGGCTGCTGGTATAACATTGGCTGATAAATTTAACGCTGAAACACAAGGTTCAAATGCAGCAGGCTCAATCATGAGCATGGTTGGCATGGTTGCAGCTCTGACGCCGGGCATATCAGATAGCAATCTCGCGAGATTTTCACAATCACAGCTGGGTGTGGTACGAAATCCTCACTTGACGACTATATTCGAAGGTGTCGCATTAAAGACATATCAATTCGAATGGAGACTCTCTCCTAAATCAGAAAAAGAAGCACTAATGATGAATAGGATGATAGATTACATCAAAGCATTCATGCATCCAGAAATAGTAGGAGGTGGGTTTGCCTTAGATTATCCGTATCTTGCTACTGTTGAATTTGTGACGGGATCTAGCAGTGCTAACCTACCTAACGTATCAGATTCATTCATAACAGGTCTATCTATCAATAGCACGGGTGGGGGAACAGCCGCATTCTATAGAGACGGAAATCCGGTCATCATAGATATCCAGATGTCTTTTCAAGAGATCGATATCAAGACAAGAGGAAATTTTGCCGCCGGAAAGACAGGAAATCCTTCTCGACCTCTTGATATAACAACAGGACTGCCTCCGGTAACTTACGCTGGTCCAGGTTCATCGTGAGACCTTTACGAATTTTAAAACAGAGAGCTTAAATGTCATTAGCTAATTATTATCCTTTTGTAACTTATAATAATTTAAAAGCGATCAATCTGCTCGTAGAGGCAGAAGTCGTTAAAAGATACCTGGAAGATTATAGATTATTCTATACATACATCATAAAGAATGGCGAACGTCCGGATACGCTTGCCTATGATGCATACGGAGATTCCACTCTTGATTGGGTGATATTCCTCACGAACGGAATCATTGATCCTTATAAGGATTGGATATTAGATGAAAAACAATTGATATCATATCTAGAGAAAAAATATAATACTGCAGTAGAAAAATTGACGACTACTACTATAGCAAGTTCTATCGCATATTACTATTACAAAGGGATCGCTAGTGATAGCCCTGAGACAATCGCTTCATATAATTATAATATGACACCGGCGACTTATTCTAAGCTAGGCAGTCCTGCAGGTTGGATCGCTAAGAGCGTATGGGATTATGAGAATGAGATCAATGAATCTAAGAGAGAAATCAAGCTGATGCGGAACGAATTCGTTTCGGATTTCAAACAACAAGTAAAAGATATATTTAATAATGGCTAATCTCAATCCTTTAAATATAACAGTATCCGATATTGAAATAGAAAAATTCAATAAAAGGGATAAGATGAGTCTGCTGCCTCAGTTCATGGAATTGACCATATATCAATCTATGTTTGAGCCTACTATAAAAGGCGAGATGCTTATCAATGATCCTATCGGACTGTTCGTCAATTATCCTTTCACGGGTGAAGAGCTAATAATAGTGACATATGATCAGGTCAACACTGGTAGCAGCGATACATCCGCCTCCGCGGGAAGCTATTTTCAAGACGTTAGCCCAAATAAGACCAACCAATTAAAATTCATAATAAAAGGTGTCCGTAATATCATCATCGGCGATAGAGCAAGATCGCTGATGTATATCGTTGATCTTGCAAGCCCTCAATTGCTTCAGAACATGAGAAAATACGTATCTCATGCTTTTAATGATCTAGTCGAAGACATGGCAGAGAAAGTATATGATGAGTATATCGCAGATGAGACGACCAAACAATATAAAATACCTAGGAAACCTTTTGTCAAGGAGACATCAGTCAAGGTACGTAATATGGTTGTTCCCAACATAAGGCCTTTCCATGCTATAAGTTGGCTAGCAAAACATGCTGTCGCAAAAGAAAACGATAGGCATTTCCTATATCTATTCTTCGAAGATCTAAAGCAATTTAACTTCATCACGATGCAGCAGATCATAGAAGATGCTTTAAAGATAAAAGACACGTTGAAGAAAAACAAATATAGGTATATCTCAGATATTGCTAGCTTATCTAAATCAGTGACAGGAGATTCTAATCAAGATCTCCGCGTCATCACTAACATCGTAAATAATAAGAGGTTCTCTTCTTTAGAAAAGATACCGGGAGGATACTATCAGAATGAATTGTTCGAGATCAATATGTTACAGAAAGCATATGCAAGCACTCCTACAGAATTAAATGAATCTAACTTATATGATGCTAACATTCCTACATTAGCACCTTCTACTTTAAACACTCCTGATTACATCAAGTATGTAAAGAATGAGAAGATAGAAAAAGAATACTCAAACCGGGTCCGTTATATAATAAACAATTTTCCTGATGCTGATGGTCAAGGTATGGATCAACCTACCTATAGACGTAAGTTTGGAAATGTGACTAAATACATGAATGCTATGAACCAGATCGATCTGACAATCACCGTTCCAGCAAACATGGATCTAAGAGCAGGTCAAGTGATATACTGTGACATACCAGAAAATCACGGATTCAATACCGTTGAAATAGATAAGTATATATCCGGGTTATTCATCATATCAGAAGTCAAACAAGTGATAATGCAGGGTAGTTTGGCTGCGACAACTTTACGAATATATAAAGATGGATATCTCAATAGTCTTTTCGAGTCATCATTATACAATTCTACAGGCAGAGGTACAGGATTGCAGGGTCCAGTTTAATGATCAATGACGATTTTTATGGCGACAGATTTAGGTGGTTTACAGGTGTCGTGAAAGATGTCGGTTTCGATGGCCGCGTGAGAGTTAGGATATTCGGGATCCATCATACAGAAGATATTGTCAGAGTCTCTGACGGAGATCTTCCCTGGGCTATTGTATTGTTTCCCACTACTGGCGGACAGACATCTGGGGGCAATGCTAATCATGGCCTAGTGAACGGCACTTGGGTAGCGGGATTCTTTGCTGATGGTGAAGATTCTCAACAACCGATCATCATGGGAGTAATCAATGGAGGTCAAGGTTCTGTAAATAATTCTCCTGGGGGACAAGCACCTCCAACAAAAAATTCTGATAGCGGTTTACTTATTACGCCAGATACAGGTGGGACTCCTACAGATACGACACAGACGCCATCTACGACTCAACTCACAGGTTCAGGCAATCCTCAGAAGGTATACAATTTCTTCTGGGAAAAGATCAAAGCAAGCGGAGCAGTCGGCGAAGGGGCATCTTTAAAAGCTATATGTGCTGGTATAGTCGGAAACCTCCAAGGTGAGTCTGGGCCTAGCATAGATCCTACAGCTTCTAATGGCAACACTATCGGAATAGCTCAATGGTTGGGTCCTAGAAAAGCAGAATTAGCTAGACAATGTGGATTGACAAGCATAGGAAAAAGCAATGCTCCATCTTTAGAAAAACAATTAGATTATCTTTGGTGGGAACTCACTGAAGGAGATGAGAGAGTACATTTTAAAAAATTATTAACATCTCAAAATATCGAAGATGCAACTGCTAATGCTATAATGTTCGAACGAGATGAATCTACTATCGTCCCGGGAACAGGGACTTCTAAACAAAATCCTCCTAAATCATTAGGATATTCTGATAGGAGTCACCCTGTATATAAAAACAAGTTAGCATTTGCTATGAAAGCATATTCTTCGCTCTCATATACTGGAGGTGTGTCATGAAGAACGTGTCTCCTGAAGCATTATCATATTGTAAGAATTTCTTTTTCACTTTTTCTAATACTCGTAGGAATGAATCTGTGAATCTAAACGATTATGCTAGCGCAACATTCATCATAGATGTCGATGGCAGGATATATCAAGGTGCAGAAGCTAAAGAAGATGCGGCATCAGTCATTCTCATCGGCGGGACAAAGAAATTCATAAATGAGAAAGCTTTAACGGTACCTTCATATTACTACGTCACGCAGCAACAGAAGATCACTCTATATAAAGCGATGAAGTTGCTTTCTACATTCACTCATTCTGCACAGATACAGAGTGATAACGAACAATTACAGAGATCTATTTCAGCTCTATACTTAAATTTTTGTGGGTAACATATGTCTATCAATCCAGAATCGTTTACATCAGATCCTCTATCAAATAAACAAATCACTAATAGAGAAGGTGATGGTGTCAGCAGATCAACTGCTCCTCAAAATATAGTTGCAGGAAATCCTGCACCCTATTATGAAGTGTCTGTAAAGGATAAACCGAGCACGGGCAGCGATCAGACGATCACACATACAGGACCCGGAGTAGGCATCGCAGGTGGAGTCGGCGATCCTAGCGACATGCAAGGATTCGTTTCTGCGACAGGAAACAAGATACTAATTGACAATAACTTTGGTTCTGATACAATAACATTACAACACCATTCTGGCGCTACTATCATGATAGATGCGGATGGTTCTATCCATATGATATCTTCTGGCAAGAAGGGTGTAGGCCTTATCGCTCCAAAAGGTGATGCTACTGTATTTGCAAGAAACCATCTGATTCTAAAAGCTGACGGCAGGATAACGATTGAGACAGACGGCGATCTTGATTTCAATGTCGGCGGCAATCTAGGATTACATGTACGTGGTGACATGATAACATCTGTCCGAGGTTCTTCAGAAGAATCTATCGAAGGAAGCAAAGTATTTGAAGTAGCAAAAGACATGAGCACGATGATCGCAGGTGACAACAGGATAACGTCTGCAGGTAAGACGAAGATACAATCATCGCAGAGCATTGACATGGACGCAGGCCTAGATATCTTCGTTAGGAGCGATGCTGCTATCTCGATGCAAGCACAGAAAGAATTCACAGCATTGTCTTTGACTGACATGAATCTAGGAACAAAGACGAAGTTTACAGCGCTCGCTACAGGTGACATGAACTTAGGTTCGAAGGCAAAGGTTATTGCTAAGTCATCAGGTAATATGAGCATAGAATCAGGTGGCACATTTGATGTCAAAGCAGCTAGCACGACCAAGATATCATCCGGGGGTGACGCATCTATCCATTCTGCTTCTACTGTAGATGTGTTAGGTAGCGGAAAGATTCAGATCAAAGGATCTGCCACTGACGTTCAGGTAGGAGGATCTCCTAGCCTTTCGGCTCCATCTGATCCTGCAGATCCAGGAGAAGCATCTTTAGCTCAGTATGCCCCAGCAGAGACTATCATCGATAACATAACAACACAGAGAACCGCACCTGATTTTCCTAAGAATTCGAAGAAGATGTCCAAGGAAGAATTCTCTCTCTATAAGAACGAAGGCGGGACGCCGAACCAGATCGCTGAAGGCGCTGCATCAGGTAATTCTGGTGCTGGAATTGTTCCTGAGATCGTAGATACGGGAATGAGTGCAGAATCTGCATCTGAAGGTGATTATGACAGGCCTGCAGGAGCAGTCACGGGTACTGGGACCGCAGAGAAAAATCCAACACCCATGCCTTCATCAATATATAACTCAAGCGAAAAGATATCAAGACATGTCACTGTCGGCATGATATTAGATCTGAGAGATTGTCCTGCGTCTCAACATAAAGCAGTACTCACAGAAGCAATGAATATTGCATGGAATATATTAGATCCTCTATTTGAGAAGTTCGGATCTAGGATGAAGATAACTAGCTGGTATAGGACATCTAAATCTACATCTAAGCACACGACCGGAGGAGCAGTAGATCTCAGATGTTCTAACAAAGATGATACTTCATTTACAGCACAGATAGCTGCATATGTGAGGGATAATCTTCCGTACAGCAGGATATATCTAGAAAAGAATGATTCTCCTGGTATTCATGTACATCTCGAATCTGCTCAACCAGGACAGCCTGGCGGCGGATTAGTCATCACTTGTGCTGATCCAGGTTGCAAAAATTCACAACCAGGATTGCAATTATCCTATGCACAAGCTGCTTTAAGGGGAAGAGTGGGAACCTATGGTTGATATTACTTTTACAGAAGACATATCTTCTGGCAATTTAGATCTCGCTGCTAGTCAAGCTAGAGCTAAGGCATACACACAAGCGATTGCTGATGCTGCTAATCAGACAGCAACAGGAACTTTTAAATTACCAGATACAAGCACGTTTACGTATACTGCATATCCTGCTTCTCAAACAACAGGATCGTCACCTCCTGCAGGATCTTCTAGCGGCAGCAATCAGATTTTAAACAGTGATATCACAGCAGCAATGCAAAGAGGTGATATACAGAGACCTGGATTCTATGGCAATCAAGAATTAAAAGAATCTAATGATTTTTTTAATACAGCAATCAACATAGGAGCACAATTATTAGGAGTTGCTGCTGCATTGAAATTAGCAGGACCTCCGCCTGTCAACTATGTACGTACTCCTCAAAATTATATCCTCACTGATCTAGAAAAAGCTGTTATCCTATCTAAATCTACTGAGCTCGCTTCTTTTGGAGTCGTTCCTCAAGATACCTTAGAGAATTTCTTTTACATACTTGCAGCAAACCAGAACCAGAACGATCTCGAATATATCGCAAATGTTATCGGAATTCCTGATCTTGGACAGCCGAGATATATCAGAAACATAAGAGACATCACTCAGATACAAGATATCTATAAGGTCGGATATTTAGCAAACGGAATCGCATCTGTTAATCAAAGGTATGCACCACAATATACCAATATACAACGATATGATGATTATACTCAGAGCAGTGGTGGAGATATCTTATCTGCGGCAGCTCTCGGAATATCATTGGGTGTGATAGGCCCGTCTATCATCGAGACAGCTGGAATATACAATGCACATTCAGGCATCCTCAAGAATGCTCCTGCATTATCGACTGCTGCAATCAACCAATCTATCAACCTATATTCTGGATTATCGAGCGGCATCGCTTTGGATCCTAATACGATCAGTGCTGTCTTGAATCCAACAGCTACCATACAATCACAGGCTACGATGATAGCAGCTTCAGCAATCACCAGCCTCCTAGGAGCAACACCTCTAGGAGGTGTGCTAAGTTCTTTAGGACCCTTGGGTGGAATTGCTATGGGAGTCCTGTTACAACAAGTCGGAGGCAATGCAGTAGGTAGCTTCATGTCTGAGGTATTGACGGGGAAAAGGATCGCATCTTCAACGATAGCAAATAATCCTATGCTGACACCACCTTCTATGGCGGGTAAGAGTTTCTTCGGTGAGGCTCCGATATCGCTTCCTGCAGTCGATCAAGTGTTCTGTAGGAAGATAGGAGCATTCGGGGCTCCTAGCGGCGGCACGGGCGTTGTTAGTTTTGGAATGCAGAATTTTGCCTCCATGGGCGGATCTTTATCTATCGCATCTGTAGTATCTAACCTAGTGACAGGATCATCTGCTATACCATCACCGACTACTTTTTATGGACAGCAAGTAGCAACGATGACATCCGACCTTTGCAACAATATGAACGTCCCTATAACATCTATGATCGAGATGAGAAGATCAGACAATGCTATACCATTGATGCTCGGGATGAGTGCTGTGATGGTCGGAGAGAACTTCTCTCCATTTGGGTCTAAACCTATGACACAAGGATGGGCATTAGCATCTTCTACTGCTAATGACATCCAAAAATACAATCCGCAATATCTAAATGCTTGTCGGACATCATTATAAATATACGATGGCAAGCACAGTATTCTATTCAGATATACCCACTAATTTTGATATCCATCCTATAAAACAGGATATGGTATTGATAACCAATGAGGTTGCGGTAAAAAGATCTGTTAGAAATCTTTTATTGACAGATCCTTATGAGAGGTTCTTTAATCCAGGATTAGGTTCAGGTATACGCCAGACACTGTTTGAGAATATAAGTCAAGATAGTGAATATATCTTAAAAGAAAAGATCGCAGAGACCATAAACAATTATGAACCTAGAGCTCGTCTTATAAGCGTAACTGCAAAGGGATTTCCTGATGATAATGCTTATGAAGTAACTATCGTATTTTCGCTAGTCAATAATATATCACCAATAACATTAGATTTCGTCTTAAGAAGAGTAAGATAAATGGCTAACACAGGATTCCTAGACGTATCAGAATTGAGTTTTGATGGCATCAAAAACAACCTCAAAACCTTTATGAAATCTAAGACACAATTTAAAGATTATGATTTTGAAGGATCTAATCTTAATTCTCTGTTAGATGTATTGTCCTACAACACATACATGAATGCCTTTTATCTCAACATGATAGGCAGCGAGATGTTCTTAGACTCTTCACAATTAAGGAATTCAGTCGTATCTCACGCAAAAGAATTAAACTACATACCTAGATCAAGAACATCAGCAAGAGCAAGAGTAATATTTTCAATAAACACCGGAGCTGATGCTCCTGACAATGTAGTGATCCCAGAAAATTATACCTTAAGATCAGTGGTTGATGGGATCAATATGGATTTTACGACCAATGAGCAGATAACGATCAATAGGACTGATGGTGAGTATGTGACCGATCCTGTGTATATATATGAAGGAAAGATCGTATATGAATTCTTTACAGTAGACGGATCTGTTAGATATACTCTCAGTTCATTGAATATCGATACGAACAGCATTCAAGTCACGGTGATCAACTCAGCATCGGATTCGTCGAATTCTGTATATACAAAAGCAGATACATTATACGGATTGAATTCGAATTCACAAATATACTTCGTTCAAGGCTACAGTAACGATCAATATGAGATAGTATTTGGTGACGGGATTTCTGGCAAAGTATTGACTAACGGGAACATAGTAAAAGTCAAATACAGATCTACTAACGGCGAGTTAGGCAATAAGGTTGTGTATTTTGCCCCTACTTCTAAAGTAGGAGATGCATCAACATATCCTGTGACTGTGACAACTAATATATCTGCAGCAGACGGTTCTGAGAGAGAAACAATAGAATCGATGAAGCTAAATGCTCCTAGACATTTTGCTGCTCAAAATAGGGCTGTCACCAAAGATGATTATACGACTCTAATCATTGAAAAGTACCCACAGATCAAGACAGTCAATGTATACGGAGGAGAGAATGCTGATCCTCCTCAGTACGGCAAGGTCATCATCAGCATGATTCCGTACGGAAATTTCCCTGTCGTCTCTACAGAACTAAAGACAGATATCATAGCCTATCTCAGATCAAAGAGCATCACGACAGAACCTGTGATCAAAGATCCTGAATACATGTATATCGAGATCCAATCTATCATCAGCTACAATCCTTCATTGACTACTAAAAGCACACAGTCACTCAAATCAGACGTATTAAATCAGATAAAATCATATGAAGCTACATATCTGAATGATTTTGGAAATGATCTTCGCAAATCTAAATTATCTTCTATGATTGATTCTGCAGATGCATCGATAGTCAGCAACCAGACGACACTTCGTGCAGTCTATATAATAACTCCTAGAAAAGGTACTCAACAGAGGATCAATTTCTCATTTTCAAATCCTTTATCTAGGCCTTTGCGTGCCCCTTATATCATCAACGAGATCGAATGCGTCAGAAGCACACCATTCGATTATTTCAAAGATGGCGTATATTATAATGCTACTACATCTCAAGGTCAGGTCACGCTCAGCGATGACGGCAACGGAAAAATACGATTGTATTATATCGAGAGAAGAGAAGATACTACAACCGGAATCGTCTCGATAGTTCAGCAGATATTAGAATCTGATATAGGGACTGTCAACTATATTACGGGTGAACTATCGTTCGATCTGAATCCTTATGATTATGATACGAATATAAAGATATTTGGTAAAGTAATAAATGATGATATCGTAGTTCAAGAAAGCAAATATCTCAAGATAGATTATGACCAAATTGGGATAGCTGTAAGCACATATAGACAATAATGATAACAGATCTAAAAAACATCGCCCCATTAGTAAAGAATCAGTTTCCTGACTTCTATAGAGAAGAGGGTGATAACTTCCTGCAGTTTATATCTGCTTATTATGAATGGATGGATGAGCAAGGTCCTATAAAAAAATCTAGAAATCTGATTGAGACTTCAGATATTGATTCTGTTAGCGAAGAATATATAGATTTTTTCTTTTCAAAATACATGAACGGGCTCCCTAAAGATATCCTTTCGAATAAATCGCTGCTAGAAAAACACATATTAGATGTGTATAGATCAAAGGGTTCTATAGAAGGTTTGAAGCTGCTATTCAGACTCTTGTATAATATAGAGATACAAGTATTCATCCCGCAAGATGATGTCCTCACGTTATCTGGGGGAAACTGGGTCAGGAAAGAATACGTCGAAGTAGAAGAAAGAGAATTAAATCATACGTATGACAATCAGCTAGTACGAGGAACAACATCAGGTGCTCGTGCTTACGTATCATCGATAGCTACGATCAATAATGATTACGGATTCGCACATATATTCTATCTCACGGATATAATGACAGGTCCTAGCGGAAGTTCGTTTATTCCTGGCGAATATCTAATGTATGATGGATTAGATATCAGACAAGCGACCTTGATCCGGGGATCTGTCGTTGGAGCGGTCGTAGTTGATTCTGATGAGGATCATAATAGCGGAGATATACTATTCACTGAAAGCACATCAGGATCTGGATTACAGTTTGAAGTCAAAAAGTTAGTAGATCCTGAATCTGCTATAGGATACATTAATTTTAAGATAATCGATGGCGGATACGGATATGCTATAGATACGCCAGTAACTGTAGTTCGTAAGTCTTCTTCTACAGGTATCGGGGCAAGTTTTAAAGTTGGCTCTATATCTAACACATCTATTTTTACATATAATACTAACCTGATCGATCCGGAAGCAAACACTATCATCGCTCCTGCTAACACACAGTTCAATGCTAATAGTGCTGTCACAGGTGGTGCAAGCACAGGATTGACGACTGATGCAAACAGCACGATAATCGTCACTAATGCTAACACGTTCCAATACGGCAGGGGTGTAGTATACACAGCTCTTGCAGGAAATACAGCAATAACAGGTCTTGCTAACAATACTCTATATTACGTACAGCATTCGAATGATACTGTGATCGCTCTCTCGACGACTGTAGGCGGATCAAGGATCACGCTTACTCCTGCACAGGTTAGTGGCGACCGAGCAAATGGACATTATTTTCAAGCAAACACTCAATTCAGCGCGAATCTCAATGTTGGTACTATCAATTCTGTCCTAGGCAACTGTCTTGCTGATACTACGTTGGAGATAGGAAAGATAGCATCATTGTCAGCTGTCACATCGGGTGATCATAATTATAACGGATCAGTTCAACCTACAGTATTTGAAAAGAGGATATGGGGCTATAATATAGTAGATGAGGATGGCAACCTGTGGGGTAATAATGCTGTCATAGTCGGAAATCTTGCTTCTGGTAATGGTGTTATTCAAGAAGTTATACTTTTATCCTCGGGGTATACTTTCAATACACCTAATGAAGAATTACTTTTCGTTAATCAATCTAATAACGGCATCACTACAGTGCTTTCTATGATAGTTGACGGTGTTGCTAAAGAAGAAGGCGAGTGGTTAGATAGTAGCGGGTTCTTAAATGCGGATAAATACATAACTGACAGTGATTACTATCAAGAATTTTCATATGAGATCCAAGTAGAAAAATCTTTAGATAAATATATTGATGTGATCAAAAAACTAACTCATCCTGTAGGAAATAAGATGTTCGGTAAACCTTTGATAATAGATACGAATAAATTTGAGCAGAAAATATTAGTTGAAGCAACTACAACTTATAATGCTAGAGGCGTTATAATCTCATCAAGCGAGTAATGTAAATATGGCTGGAATATTCAACAGGAACATCAAAAATAAATTCATAGAAGAGGTGAGGCAGGATCTTGTTGGCGATGGGTCAGTTGTTACAGCCATTGATATAACTTCTGCCGGTACCGGATATGCTGCTAATGCGACTGTTTCATTCGAATTTGGCGCAGCAATTGCATCTAGTGTAGCGAGCAGCGCGGGAAAGATAACATCTGCATCTGTCGCATATGGCGGGACTTTTTATCAATCAACACCTAGTATCACATTTTCTGCTCCATTATCCGAGAGCTTTAATGCAAATTCTGCAGTGACTAATGGCGTTAGCACCGGATTGTCTACAGATGCTAATAGCACGATCAGCGTCGCATTCGTTTCAGCTGAATTCAATACGCCGGTTTTTGAAGTCGGTGATGCTATCATATATACTACCAGCACGGGAAACACAGCAATATCACCATTGACAAGCGGGACTACTTATTATGTTCAGCATGCTAATACAACAAAGATTGCTCTAGCCATAACCCCTACCGGAGATAGAATAACACTAACTAAAGGATTTACAGAATCCGGACATTCACTTCGGGGTGTCACAGCGACAGGGACCTCGACAATTGCTAGTTCTGGCTCAAATTATTATATCACCTTTGGTAAGTTTTTTGAATGGGATGACGATAATAATCCTCCGGCTACGAATACTTCTATAAAAGAATCATTCTATGACGTGTATTCTAACATGCTATTCGGCAAAAAAGTATCTGAAAATGATATCGGATATATCGCTAAAAGAATAACATGGACAACAGGTACTGTATATGATTATTATTCGCATCTAGATCCTGATCTATATCAAAAGAATTTTTATGTAGTTAATAGCTTAAATAGGGTATATAAATGTATATTCAATAATTATGGAGCTACATCTACAGTAGAGCCTAATACTACACAAACTTCAGGAACATTTACTTTAGCTGACGGATACATCTGGAAATTTCTATTTAATATACCAGGAGCATCTATCAATAAATTTAGTACCGCTACTTATTTTCCTGTCGTTCCTAATAGCACAGTTGCTAGGCAAGCTATAAAAGGTGCCATACACAACACAGTATTGACAAATACGGGTAAAAACTATATTAGCGCAAATGGTAGCATAGATGTCGTCATTGATACAAAGAACTTTAAGGTAGCAAATTCCGGTGCTTCTATAATCAACGGAGCGTATGCCGGATCATCGTTATATGTATATTCAGGAACAGGTTCACCTGCATTGGCCGTCATTGACAGTTATGTAGTCAATACATCAGGTAAGTTCGTCACGACTTCTTCAGACATCAATGGGTTAGATAGCACATCATTATATAGGATTAATCCTAGGGTACTTATCACAGGTGATGGGACGGGTGCTTCAGCGTATTCCCTGATAGATTCAGATACTGGTAAATTACAATCGATAAATATGCTCAATACGGGCAGGAATTATTCTTATGCTACGGTCACTATATCTGCTAATGCAGAATTCGGATCAGGCGGTGCAGCATATTCTATAATATCTCCTCCTGGCGGACACGGGTCTGATGTAATTTCTGAATTAGGGACAGATATAATGGGCATATCTGTCGAAACTAAACCTACAGACGAATTTCCTAGCTGGGCAACATATCGTCAGATCGGTCTGTTATTTAATCCTAGAGCATCTTCAAATTCTACGTTGTTTTCTAGTTTGAAATTTGACTACATGTTGAATTTCGAACTGTTCAATACGACAGACATATTTAATGCAGGAGATACTATAAGAGGATTGCTCAGCAAAGCTACTGCCACTGTCGCATTTATGAATACCACTTCGATGTATGTCTTAAATTCTGAAGGTAGTTTCAGATCATATGAGACTATAATATCGGGTGATACTGGTAAAACTTGTACGATTACTATTATAAATAATCCTGAGTTGGTGCCATATTCAGGTGAGATATTCTATTATAAGAATATTCAACCCATCAATAGAGCTAGCATCACTAAAGAACAAGTAAAACTATATTTTAATTTTTAAGGAAATATGATGGCTGAGTTAAAGACTGATTTTAATGTTGCCCCATTTTATGATGATTACGATGAGGATAAGCAGTATTATAGGATGCTGTTTCGTCCGGCAACTGCTGTGCAGGCAAGAGAATTAACTCAGCTCCAGACGATGATGCAGAAGCAAGTCTCTCGATTTGGAGACAGCATCTATAAAGACGGGAGCGTAGTAGAAGGTTGTAATTTTACAGAATATCCAAATATTCCTCAGATAAAATTCAAAGACAAATCTGCTACGACTCTAGATTTTAGCTTAGTGATTAAAAATAATACTGATGTAGCGAACGTACAATCACATCTCACCAATTCTTATCTCCTCGTCTCAAATACGACAGGGTTGAGGGCTGCTATCTTTGACGCTTATGTCGGGGCAGAATCTGTTGTCAATCAAGGATCTGCAGATACGAATAGAGCATATGTGATATATCTGAATTCAGGAAATAATGCTGGCCAGCAAGTATCTACTTTTAACACATCTAGCGAACAGATCGATGTGTATAATCCTAACCAAGATAAGATAGGCCCATTGGTCGCGTCAAACAGAGAAGGCATCCTCTATACGCTTTCTTCTAACAGCACAGTAAATGCTCTGGGTGTAGGATATGGCCTACATGTAGGAGAAGGAATCATATATCAGAAAGGATTCTTCCTAAAGACACTCGCTGATAATTTTGTCATAAAAGAACATTCATCTAGTGTCGCAGGACTTAGAGTCGGGTTTGATACAGCAGAATATATCGTAAAACCCGCAGAAGATAATTCTTTATACGACAATTCTATAGGAAGTTCAAATCAGAACGCGCCAGGTGCATACAGATTAAAACTGGTTCCCTCACTCGTAGTATATGATTCTGCTAATACTGAAGTTGATATCCCTAAAGATTTCTTACCCGTCATTGACTATGATGGTGGGTTCGGTGTACCTGTCACTTCAACAGTAGATGCACAATACAGCCTCATCGGTGATATGATAGCAACGAGAACTAAAGAAGAATCTGGCGATTATATCGTCCGTCCGTTTCAAGTGAGCGTTGAGAATTCAGCAAATTCACAGACGTTCTATTATAACGTATCTCCTGGCACAGCATACGTTGATGGTTACAGAATCAATTATACTACAGCACAAAAGACAGAAGTGCAAAGAGCAATATATTCTGAGTCAGTAAATAACCAAATCGTCACAGTAAATTTTGGAAATTATTTAAAAATTAGAGAAGTTGTCGGCATATTTGATATCGGTTCAATCCCAGATGTTGGAATATATAGCGCCAATCAATATGCAATCACACAGAATCCCGGCACTTCAGCAGTCCTAGGATCGTTAGTAGGAAATGCTAATGTGAGAGCTATCATGTTTAATAGCGGTACCAAAGGCACTGCTGCAGCAGAATACCTGCTTTATATTAGCAATATCAGAATGAAAGCAGGTAATAGTTTTGCTGCAAATGCTAAGAGCATACACATCGCTTCTGGAACTTATGGTAAAGTATATGCTGACATATATCAAGCAAACGGTCAATCAGAAGTATATGAAAGTTCAAGCAAACAATTGATATTTGATACAGGATTAAAAGGTGTTAAGAATCTATTGAGCAATACAAATATTAATAGCACCTCTTATATTTACAGAACTACTAGCGATGCTGCTACATTAACAAGAGGATCTGGGGTAGCTACTGCAACCATTACTATACCTTCTGATAGATATAATTATAGCGGTTCTCTATTAGACAATCCTTCTGAAGATATCAATGTGATGTTTAATGCAGCTGCTTCATCTAACCTGTATTCTACGACACGATCAGTCGACCCTACTATATACTTAATGGCAAGTGACTCATTAGGACGAACAGTATCAAACATCGGCAACCCGGCAGTAGGTACTGCACCATGGATATCAAATTTCGGCAGCGAAAATAATCAAAATCCTAAAGTTGGTGAAATTCTTAAACTTGTAGTTTCAGGCACCACAACATATCATCATGTCGTCAGTGTTCCATTAGCTAATACGATAGTAGTCACACCTCGTGTTTCTGCTTCAGCATCTGTAACAGGTGCAATATATAAATTCCATCCTAAAGGTTCATATGTAAATTTTAATGGCACAGGAAATACGATACAGTTCAACACCACAACTGATATGTCCATATCTTTAAATATGGATTTGAATCCTGACACAGCTGCAGCA